ATGGGCGAGCGACCCAAGCAATTCGTATTCTTAGTGGTAGAGAAGTCTGCACCATTTGCAACTGCCTGCTATACATTGGAAAACGCAGACATTGAAAAGGAGATCCCACGAGTGCTTGAAGCAATGAAGATATATGGTGAATGCTTACGGACTGATGTATGGCCTGGATATAGTGATGACGTTAAAACGCTAAACCTTGGGACATTATATGCCAAGAATCGTTTATCGATTTCACAACTTGCTCAAAGGTTTGGCGTGAGTAGGAGCTATGCCCACCGGATAATCAAGAAGCACCAAGTGGTGGGGCAGAAGATAGGGAACAAAAAACTGATTGACATGGTTGATTTTTCCACTGCTTTGCGTTGGGAAAATGAGGGAAAGAAGTCTGCGTGATGGGTAGGAATCAAGGAAAAAAGAAATACCTTATCACCTCTAAGAAGGCACTAAAACTCATGGGATACAAATCACAAACATCCTTGGATCAGTTTCATGAGGATGAAGGTTTAACATGTTACATCATTGATGGCATGGCTTGCCGAGGTGGGCGTGGATTTGCATGGGATAAACGAGAAATTAATAAATGGTTAAAAACCGAAGGAAGGGACACTGAAGAATGGCTAATAGATTGAAAATAAGTGAGATGGATAAAGTGCTGGGCTATGCCGAGGAACACATGGCATCTGGTAATTTTAATGGCGCGGTTGTGGTACTACATGCAGCAATGAAACAGTTAGTGGCAACACTTGCTGGTGAGGATATGAATAATGTAAGTGATCCTGACATCACTATTATGACTACCCGTGACTGCATGGTATCGGTGGGAAAGATAAAGCAAATCTGTGCAGACACGATTGGCGTGAGTGTTGCGGAGATTGAAAGTAGGAAGCGTACACAGGATGTATCATTGGCACGCCAATGTGCGATCTACTACAGTCGAAAGCAAGGTTACAAGGTGGAAGAATTAGGTAAGGTGTTTAATAGAAACCATAGTAATATTTCCCACACCTGTAATAAGATTGAAGACCTACTTGAATGTGACCGTGAGATGGCATCCAAGATTAACCTGGTGGGAAGAAATATAAATGGGCAAAATTAATTCTCGATCTAAAGGAGCTAGATACGAGAGAGAATTAGCACGTTACTTATCTGAAAATGGTTATCCAGATTCACGCAGAGGACAACAATTCTCTGGTGGATCGGATAGCCCGGATGTGGTCAGTGACTTTCCATTTCATATCGAGGCCAAGCATGTGCAGGCATTGAACCTGTATGCCGCTATGACGCAGAGCATACGAGATGCAGGGGACAAACCCCCATGCGTCATTCACAGAAAAAATAATACTGAGAGCATGTTTACATGCAAATTGGAAGACCTAATTAAATTACTAAACGAGAAGTCATGGACTTCAAAAACTAACTAACAACAAAAAATAATATGATAACTGAATTAACAAAAACCTATGATGAAATAACCAGCGAATTTAAAGATGCGATTACCAATGGCATTAATGGATTTGTAAAAGCCGGAGAGATATATGTAAAAGCAATAGACCAAGACCCTGAGTATGCAGATAAAATGCAACTTGAGTTTAGTGACATTGTACCTGCCAAAGCATGGAAACAATTTGAAGCTATTGGCAGAAAGTGGATACATCCCAAGCTTATTCTTGGCGGTATGTCAGATGCGAAAAAGACACACATTGTGAAGCGTTTACCTTATAGTCTACAGAATCGTGTCTTTGATGGTGAGAAGTTTCCATTACTGATTGCTGGTGGTGATGTCCTAGATGTAAGCATACTTGATGCAAGTAGCCAGCAGACCATGCAGTTGTGTGGTGAAGGCAATATGCGTACACTAACAGAGCAGAAGGCATACATTGAAGATAGCAAGCTAAGAGAAGACTTAAAGCCACAGGAGCTACCTTACTATGTACAGAAGGGTAAGATTATCTTTCGTAAGAATACAGAAATAACCAGGGCAGAACTCAAGCAGTTACTTACTCAGGTATGAGGTCAGAAGCTAATAGAGAAAAAATACTCTACAAGCATTGGGAAAACAAGGGCTATACTAAAAAAGCGATAAAGTTTTATAAGTTTTTATGTAAAGTAAAGTTTAAGATGCTTAAAGATTATGAAGTCGATATTATTGATTGGGAAATTAATTACTCAGGTTGGTTACGTGATTTGTGGCAACCATTGGTTTATATTAGCCAAGAATATATAAACAAAGTAAGTAAAGAGCAGGAAGATTTACATGGTAGGAGAGTTCCATTTATTAGAGTTTGGGTGCATTGGGATGGTTCTAATCCATATCGTGGTAATGGACTTACACATCAACCAAGTAAGCATGAATGGCACATTGTAAAACCAGGTTACTATAGGTTACACATTAGAAAAAAATCATACATGTGGAATCAAGAAATGGAATACTGTACTTACGAAATGTTTTACCATAAAGGAATGCCAGCATTTAACCCACATAATACTAGATGCTATGTTAATGAACCAACTAGAGCGTTCCATAAGTTAGATTATCATTATCAAGAAATTAAAAAACAAAAACTTGCAGAGAAACAAGCAATCAAGGATCGCAAAGAAGAAACCTATAATCGTTTAAAGAATAAGCGTGTCATGCAAAATGTAATTGCACGTCAAAACGAAAGAGAACGATTGAAGCGTGTGCGTGGTATTGTGCCAACGAAAGCAACCACCGCATTCTTTCAAGCACTTGCAGTTGGATCTGCAATATCTAAGACATGACCGAGTTCGACACGAGTCTTAACATTGGCAAGCTGCGAGAGGCCGAGTTAATTGCGTTCTTCCAATCTCTTGGACACAAGCCCATAGCAATACCGGGCAAGTTCACAGGCTTTGATTTCTTCCTGGCAAACACCAAGGAAGGATACGAGGTAAAGCAAGATTGGAAGGCGAACTACTCTGGCAACCTAGTGGTGGAAATAGAAATGTATGGTAAGCCATCCGGGCTTATGGGAACAACGGCAGATTGGTGGATCTTCGACACAAAATTGGAGTTTATATTTATATCTCCAAGGAAGTTAAAAGACTTAATAGTGGAGAAGAATCCACCACTGCGGATCTTTACAGGGAAGGGTGATACCCAGCCAAAAAAGGCATACCTTATACCCGTAGAAACGATAAAAAAATACTCCTCTCGAACACTTTTGCGAGATCAAATACTACAAACAAATACAAACACGCACAATGCAAACACTTAATAAAATAATGAATAAAATAATATTTACTGCCATGTTTATCGCAGCAATCATCACTTGGACATGGATGATTTTTGCCTGGATCATAGCAATAATAGGAGGATAAAAATATGTCAGAAGAAGAAAAAGAAGAAGGTAAAAGTTACACAACATCATTCCGATTAAACGAGTCCGCAAACGCACGATTAATGTTGTTTTGTGAGCTCACCGGAATGAGGAAATCTGAGGTCGTAAAAGCAGCGATTTCACAGTTCATTGCACCGACTATCCAAAATGCCAATGTAATACCCCCGTATTACAATCCTCGCGCACACACGTGTGTAGATAATAATATTATATCTAACGATATAATGAAAAATAATACAGAGGCTAAAATCAAGGATGCAAAAAAGGAGCAAACTCATGCATGGTTTCAAGCATTCTGGGAAGTATGTAAAAACCAGCAATTTGCAAGACGTGTTGTCAAGACTATCAGGCATAATTGGGATGCACTTGCAGAACTTGATCCGAAGATAGTTGCAGATAAATACAATGAACATTTTAGCTTGAAAGGAAATTATGCAAAACATCCAAACTCATGGTTGAATGATGGAGGCTATGATAATGTCGTAGATAATTCTGTTTCTACTCATGGCTTGAATTTTGATGTTACCATGAAACACCCTGATGATTGATTATGAGCTAGCAGAACAAGCAGTTCTCTCTTCCATGCTTCATGATGAAAGTGGATTAGCAACTGCACAAGCTGGAGAAGCGTTAACCAAAGATGACTTCTCTAGCATGGATCGTGGAACGATATTTGAAACGTGCCTGCGACTCAGTCCATGCAACGAGATTGATTTAATCATTGAACATGCACACCTCAAAGATGAGATATTGTTTTTATCTGAGAAGTATGGTGGTGGTTCAATTGAAAGATACATTGAAAAATTAATAAACCATCGTAACACGAGATCCGTGGAGCGTGCATTGTGGCAAGCCAATGATGATTTAAAAGAGAGCAAGCCTGCTGAAGAGATTTCTCAGACATTTGTAAACACCATTGCAAAGTCACTCAGTCAAAGAAAGGGCGTGGTAAGTTGTGGAGCAGCAAGTAAGGAAGCATTTGCAGAGTTTCTTCAAGTGGATGCTGGAGGTACACAAGCAATCAGTACAGGCTTGCCCAAGCTTGATGCAATTCTTGGTGGTGGATTCAAGAAAGGTAGCTTGTATGTCCTTGCAGCACGTCCAGGAGTAGGGAAGTCTGCTCTTGCAATACAAATGACATACGAGACTGCAAAGCGTGGTTTAAGGACAAGCTATGCAAGCTTGGAAATGTCATCGTCAGAATGTTGTGGAAGACTTTTGTCTAATGCAAGTGGAGTACGTAAACCAACAAGCAAGGGATTCTTGCAACCCGGACATAAGCAAAAGCTAGAGAAGCAAGTACAGGCAATGCAATCATGGCCAATTACATTCAAAGATGATAACCAAGCCACCATGCAGTCAATCTCTGCATTCATTGCCAAACAAAGACTTGAAGGTGAGCTTGGTTTAATCGTAATCGATTACTTGCAACTACTCTCTTCACCTGGGCATGACTCACGAGTGCAAGAGGTGAGCCACATTTCTCGTTCATTGAAAGCAATGGCAATGGAATATGAAGTTCCTGTGCTTGCCCTTTCGCAATTAAATCGTGCCTTAGAAAGTGCTAACAGAAATCCCATGCTCTCAGATTTGCGAGAGTCAGGAAGTATTGAACAGGATGCTGATTGTGTGCTTCTCATGCACCGAGAAAAAGAAGTAGATCCCACCAAAGATAATATCATTTGCAATGTTGCGAAGAACAGGAATGGAGAAGTGCGTGCAACTAAACTTACCTTTACTAAACCAACCGGGCGTTTCTCTTCACAAGAACCTGAGCCTAGTTTACATCAAAAGAATCCATTCTAGGATTTATGAGACTACATTGTCATACATATGATGCCATATGAAGCTCAAGAAGGGCTATAGGAGTTGTTTTGATTGATTATGAGGGTAAATACTCATGTGATACAATCAAAACGCTTTCTCGTTAAGCTATAGGGCTATGTATTATATTCCAATCTTGAGTTGATATACCATTTTCTTGTTCCACTTCAGAAACAAGAACATCATGTTCAATGTCTGGTGATCCATCTTTATTGATTGGATATAATAATTTATTGTCTTGATCAAAGTAATGACCAATTGATTTTAATTCTATCAAGTTTGTAGTGTTCATGCACCCTCCGAAGTTTTTGCCAAAGTTTG